CCAGCTTTCGCATTTCGGGCGAATTATCTGCCCAATGTGTATATCAGTGACCGTCTATAACCTCGCGAACCAGGCAATGGCCAGAGAGGAGCCCCGTTACATGTTTCAATAGGGGCACCCTCGCTACTGCCTGCTCCCCCCACGTATACGTGGTAAAGAGGCGAAATCCAGTCCCCCGGATACATTGGGGGACGTTTCACAGGTGTTTTTGTGAAAGTGGAAAAGACGTGGCCATCATAACCTTTAGCGCGTACCTTTTTGGTACGGGGGTGTTCGGTGTAGTCACCTATAAGGTGACCGTCACCGTAGCCATCCGGACCATATTGTACGAGTGATGGGTGTATGAACTGCTTCACGCGCTCAGCCCCGACGAAGTCGAGGTTCCGAGCGTAATGATTGTGAAGCAGAAAAAGGCTATACCCGGAAACCAGGTGTTTTTGGTAAAACGGGCGGACACTGATCCCTTTGTAGTAGTCCTTTCCGCATGATTCACGGAAAGGCCCCGCCCAGAACGACTTCGCGGTATTAACCGTAAAGCCGCAAAGGCGGAGAGTGCGAATTACGCGGTCGACGTCGACGGCGGGACAAATAATATCGTCCCCGTAAACGCTGACCACCCCCTCACCACAAGTAGCACGAACCAGCGAGAAGAAGATCAACGTCTCAAGGGGAAAAGTAAAACCATTCCCCATTGACGAAAATTTCTCCAACACAAGTTCGTGACAGCCGTACCTAATTACACCAGTACGGAAAGCAGAAAGGAGTTGATACCAGTCGGTAGGGAGCAAAAAGCGGACAAGCTCCTTCGACACAGTATCGGACGCACTACTCAGGTCCAGAGTTGCAAGACCTCCGGTTAACGACCCTTCGCGAGCAAGCCGTTGATTAACGGTCTGATCACGTATGTCGATACCTGCACGCAAAAGACGACGGGTCATGTAGTCGCCGAAACCTAGCTGAAAGAAAGAATTCAGCACAGGCTCGACGATCACACTCCTCTTCGCCAATGCGGACTTGGGTACGAACTGGAGTCGACCAGCTTCCACAGCTACGTCGACCTCTTCGCACAGCCAGCCGTCAGGGCAAATATACCACCTTGAATGCTGACTTGTCCAGTGCGGCACCTGCCGTAGGGCTTTTGGCAACAACCCAGAGCAGAGCAAGTCGTAACTACACGTGACGCTAGCCGCCATTTTATTTGACGGACAGGCGTCTGACCTTTTTACATTGGTCGTGGCACCAGGCCCGAACCGGAACTTCACGTCGTCCCATAAGGGGACAGGTCCCAGGATCCTTGAAATTAAACTGCGCGCCTTGTAAAGCACAAGGCAGTCCGCAGGGAGGAGATTTAACCCTCCACTCATCAAGGACCCAAAGACTTCGTTCGTGAATTTGCACTCCGATTCGGATGCAAGGAACTTGGCGAAAGCCTCCCCTTCGCGGTCGACTCCGACGTCAATCTCCTCGAGTTTTGAGAAGAAAGCAAGTGCCTGTCGGCACTCAATAAGCTCGGAAATCTTCCAATCAGGGTGAGCCAACGGAAGTTCAAACTTGCATAAGGCAGCGATATCCTTATCTCTAATAAGATCGAGGATTTTACCACCATACATACCTCCATTTGAGGCATGACCTGACGCTAGGTCACACAGGATATTAACCGTGTCATCTTGCGACAGTTCCTCCAACCACTGCGGGGATGTTACTCGCATATTTACCTCTCCAATTAAGAAAGTAAATTGGTGAAAGAAGCGCGTCTCCGCGCAACGTGCTTAGCTGCCATGTAGCCGGAAGGCTACCTGCCTAACTCGCAACAATAAACGAGTCGAGCAGCTCCGGAGCCGGGCCAGTAGTCGCCACCGCAACGGACGTCGACACGTTCTGCATGATATTCTCGCAGAGCTTGCGGACGATCCGATGATCGGTGACGCTGGACCGCTTGTTGAAGTAGCCGATCGCAGTAACGGTGTTAACGTACGCGACGGCCGGGGCAGCAGTGTAACCAGCAGCGTTCTGTCCGGACACGGATTCCATCACTGGGACCTGGACCGAGACCACCATGCGGTACACACCGTTCTTCTGGAGTAGCGCCGACATACGAACCGTGGCTTGGGCTTGGACGGGCAGCGCAGCGTTGATTTCACGCCACAGCGCCACGTTCTCGCCGGTCTTCGGATCGATGCTGGAGCTAACCGGGGTAAAGGTGTGCGACACAGGTGTTGCAGCGCCATCAAAGGCGACAATGTTGGCTTGAGCCGACATAAGAGTTACTCCTTATGAGTGCATTAAGAGAGGTCGACCAGTTCACCGAGACGGCGCATACTTCCCAGATCCTTTTAGGAAGTCGGGGCCAAACTGGTGAATAAGGGCGATTGTGTTTGCAAGATGGAGATCAGTGAAGACATCGCGAATATTCTTCTTAAAAACAGGAAGAGGTATCGCGAGAGCACCGGTCCCAGTGGTTCGGCTTATCGTCTTGCGACGATAACTGTCAAAGCCCCCGTATTGGATATAAAATCCTTTCGGGATATCAACTTTTTCCATAACCGACCAGGCAAGGCCGTTAAAACGGCTATCTCTGGTTTCAACCACCGTTTTTACCCAATCACCGCTAAGGAAAGGAAAGACGTTCAGAGCTGACAAGTAACTGCCAATCGGCAGTGCCCAATCAACGATAAACGAGAAAGGCAACCTTTCCCACAGAAGGCTCGCAGGGTCAAGTAGACCCAAACTACGAGCGGTCGACAGGCCCTCCGTAAGACGGTAAATGTACTGCCCAGTAGTATCGGTGACGCCCTTCCCTATCCAGTTCGACGGTGAAGTCGAAGACGAGTAGAAGAGGGGCTTCTTACGATACCGTGAGCGGAACACTACTGTCCGTGGAGGAGCCGTGATAGCTTCTGTAGCTTTCATGGCAGAAAAAATGTCAGAAAGCAGCGGTTTCCATCCATACTGGATGGCGAGCCAAGCCTGGCTAATATCACCGAGAGAAAGGGCGCGTTGCGCGCCACGCCTCTCGGCAGCACCAAGCATATTAGGCAGGGCACGAAGGAGACCTGACAAGTCTTTCTTGCGCAGGCATGTAACAGCCTTTACAAGTGACTTTAGGGATCCCTGTACCATTTGGGCCGTCTTATCGACATCAGCCAATGAAATCGACGCACTAAAGTCGTGCCCGCGGATTTTGTCTGCGAGACGACCAAGCAGCGCCAGGTCATCGTTTGCATCCCAGGTATTAGCCTGGAGTACCGAAACATCGGGTCGGATGGAAGTGACGGCAGATAGGTACAAGTTACCATACCCGTCGTAACTCCAGGTCTCCTTTGTTCCGGTGATGCGTGGGCCATAGGCGATAATAGTACAACTGAAATCATTGTACTTAATAAGACCTGAACTGGGGATATACTTGCCATTAGAACCACTCCATGTCTTGACAAAGCCGATTTGGCCGTCCCAAGCACTGGAGTTTGGCCAGCTACCACCAGTCGAAGTCCCAGACGTCATCTTCGAGCCTCTCAACAAACGTTGCACGGCGGAATACCGCCATCCT